TAGAGATAGTCTTTTATTATTCTAGATCATGGCTTTCTATCGTGGCGAAGAAGGCTCCGTTAAGTTTAAGAACGGTAGTGGCACAGTTGGTGCTGTTGCCTCTACACGGAGTTGGAATTTTTCTTTAACAAAGGATGTTTTAGAAACAACTGCACATGGAGCTACGACTAGATCTTATGTTGGTAGTTTCATTGACGGCAGTGGTTCTGTTGAATTGCTTTACACAGCATCTTCTGGTGATGAAACACAAGAGTTTTTGAAAGATGTTTTAGTAGCGCAAGATGCTGCTGATGCACAATTCGAGTTGTATCTATCAACTACAGGTTCTAAAAAGCTTGCATTTAACGGTCTTGTAACAGGAGCAGAATTTTCAACTTCTGTTGGTGATTTACAAGTTGTTAACATCAGTTTCCAAATGAATGGCGCATTAACTGCTGACGCTATCTAAGAGGTAAACAATAACGGGGTAATTTCGTGACGTACTCTGTCCCTGGCCCAATTCGTACCAGTATCACCAGTTCTACCAGTGTAGGTGGTTCTGATAGTCCATTTACTCGCACCCGTGCGGTGATGGATATGGTAAAGGGGTGGGAAATTATGAAGGCCGTCACAAGTGGAACTGAGTATTTAAGAGATAATTCAGAAGCTTTTCTTCCTCTTGAGCCACGAGAAGATTATGAAGCTTACTTATCTAGAGTAAATCGAGCAGTATTTTCACCATATACGCAGCGATTAATTAGAGCAGCGACAGGTTTAATCATGAGAAAACCTATTACTTTAATAGGTGATTCATATTGGACTGATGTTTTTGCTAAAGATGTTGATGGCTGTGGGTCGGATCTAGATGAATATGCGAGAAGGGTACTTATTTGTTCTTTGACTTATGGTCAAAGTCATATTTTGGTTGATTACCCTGCACCAACAGGGGCATTAACTCTGGCAGAAGAAAGAGCGCAAAACAGGAGGCCATATTGGATAGAAATTGATCCAACGAATATTTATGGTTGGAGATTAGATCGAGAAGTGAATTATGGCAGCATTATTCAAGTAAGAATTGCTGAAAAGGCTGTTGTACCTTCAGGAGAATTTGGTGAGCAGGTATTCGATCAAGTTAGAGTGATTGAACCAGGGACTTATCGTATTTATCGGAAGGTTTCGCCTAAAAAAGACTTAATTAACCTTCAAGACAACACGTATGCGAGCAATTTTGACGGTCCAGAGAATGAAAAAGACTACGAATTAGTTGATTCTGGAGAGTTTTCACTAGGTGAAGTGCCCTTAGTTAGTGTTTATTCTGGTAAGACTGACACTTTGGCAAGCAAGCCGCCATTATTAGATATTGCTTATTTGAATTTGGCACATTTTCAGCGTCAAGCTGACTTAATTCATAGCTTGCATGTTGCATCTCAACCAATGTTGGTATTAGAGGGTTGGGATGATCAAACGAAGGATATGAGTATTAGTGTTAATTATGCAATGGCGACTCAACCTGGAAATAAGGTGTATTATGTCGAGCCAGCAAGTAGTGCATTTGAAGCACAGACCAATGAAATACAGGAATTACAGCTTCAGATGGCAACTTTAGGAATTAGTACGTTATCTCAACAAAAATTCGTAGCAGAATCAGCAGATGCGAGGCGTTTAGATCGTGTCGATACAAATTCAATGCTTTCGATGGTTTCTCTTGAGTTAGAGCAGAAGTTACAGAAGGTATTTAATTTATCGGCTGATTATTTAGGAATTGAGCCACCTGAAGTCAAAATTAGTCGTGATTTTGACATTGAGAGGTTAATTGGACAAGATATAACAGCTTTGACCTCATTATTTGACCAAAAAGTCATAGATAGAGAAGAATTTAGAGATATTTTGGTACAAGGTGAAGTTCTCCCTACTGCAAACGAGACTGAAGCTGGCTAATACATTAGAATAATACTGAAGAGTATTTATTTACTATGCCAATCGAAAAAATGAGGTTTGAGGATATTAATCCTCCTGCTTGTCCCCCAAAGCCAGCTCCAAAGGCAAAGCCAGCTCCAAAGACTGAAACAACTGCAACTCCTAAAACTACTGCTGAATAAACATGGTTGAAGAACAAGTCATCCAGCCTGAGTCTGTGACTCCTGCTGAACAGCCCGTGGCTGAGACTCCAGCTCCACAAGCACCTAACCTTGACAGTGTTAAGGCTGAGTATGAGAGCCAAATTTCTGCATTAAAAAATAAAGTTGCAGAAAGCGATGAAAGATTCCAAGGCATCAAGACTAAACTAGATGATGTCTACAAAAAAGCAGATGACAAAAAGAAAAAAGAGCTTGAAGACCAAGGACAGTGGAAAGATCTATGGGAAGAAGCCAACAAAACAGCCCAAACAAAAGATCAAGAAATAGTTAGTTTAAGAGAGGAATTAAAGCAATTAAAATCCTCTAATGAGACTGCAAACATTAAGACTTCAGCACTTTCAGCTATCAGTAATTCTGGTGCGGTAAATGCTGAACAAATGTTATCTTTGCTTCAAGATAGACTTAAGCGAAACGATAACGGTGATGTTGTTGTATTAAATGGAGGAGTTGAACAGGATTTAGGAACTTACATAGGGAACCTAAAAAATCCTGGTAGTGGATGGGAACACCACTTCAAAGCCAGCTCTGCTGCTGGTATGGGTGCTAAACCTTCTCCTACATCAAATGTGTCTCCAGGTATGCCTA